GAGAAGTTCATATCGGGATTAGCGATTAGAGTGGCTCTAATTAACATATGCAACCTGCCTAGACCAAACTTCTTAGTAATTGATGAAGGGTTTGGTACATTGGATGCAGATAACCTATCATCTTTATTTATGATGATGCAATATCTTAAAACTCAATTTGATTTCATTTGGGTTATTTCTCACTTAGAACAAATGAGAGATATTGTGGATGGACTTATTGAAATTAAAAAAATAGATGGGTTTAGTAAGATTAACTTCTAACAACCGGTAATACATTTTTAGGTGTGGTCTTGTTTAAAGACTGCACCTTTTCTTTTATAAGGGTTTCTACTAACCCGTTTATCTTATATCCTTTCTCTTTACAAAATTCCTTTAATGCTTGATGTATTTCAGCATCTATTTGTATCATTGCGTACTTCTTCATAACGTTTCTTTAGTTTTCTTTAGTTTTCTATATATAATTATAAAGATAAATAATAATCCGAATATTTATTAATAAGAATAATAGAAACTACTATGGCAAGAATAAAAAAATTCGCAGATAATCTAACGCAACCTTTAACAATATACCAAACATTTGTTTTAGATTCTAATCCAAATTCGCAGTATTTTAGAATTACTGAATTCAAAGAATCATTTACTGGAGGTAAGAATGGATTTCTAATTGAAGGTTCTGAGTATTTGAAAGAAAGTACTGATATAAAAATAGAAATATTAGATGTTGAAGGAAACCCAATTTATTTTGAACCTGGTAATGGTGTTCCTGAATATTATGAAGGATTATCAAAAGTTATAGCTGTTTACATATATGAAGATACTCCAATTGGTAATGCAAAAATTACTATATTGGGTGAATTAAAAACATATATAGATGCTGATGGGATAACACAACAAATCCCAGCTGAGTGGGCCGGAATTTATAATGTTAAGTGGGAAAGGGAATTCAAAGTTAATAGATTACTTGCAAACGAAGATAAGGTAAGATTTTATAAAAGACCTGAAGTTAATATTACTGAAATAGTTAAACCAATATTTTCAAATGTAGTTGCACCAAAAACACAAAGTGGTATTGTAAATGGAATTGCACAAAACCCAGTTGCTGGAACTTCATTAAAGAATTATACATCCCCAACTACATATATTTTAGAAACCGTTGGTAATTCATTTTGGACAGCTTCTATGGTTGGGACTTATTTGGAAACAAATTTATTAGTACCAGATGCAACTTCACCACTTGGAAGCGCAGCTCCACTTATACCATATAGACCTTTAGTAACTCAAATAGTAAATTCAAGAGAAATATTAATACAACCACCATATACAGAAAATGGAGTTGTTGTAAGTATAGAGTCAGAACCATACACATCTACATTTAATTATACAGAAGGAGTTGATAATTTAAAAACAGCATTGACTGGTTCTTTTGCAAAAATAACAATAGCGGATTTAACAACATTTGTTGGAGATGCTGCTAGAGTTAAAATATTTAGAAAATCAACAACCGATTTATCCGATTTTCAATTCGTTCAAGAAATACAATTAGAATCAAATGAGCTTTTAGTTGATTTGGCATCTACTACAAAAAACCAAGAAAATTATGGATTATTTGATAATAGTAATTTTAAAGAATATTGGCTAACATCATCGAATAATTTAGTAACTGCATTTAATCAAACATTTTTATTTGATTCTATAAAATTAAATAGTACTGTTGGAACTCAAAAATTCTTTACAACAAAATCTTTAAATATAAATGAAGGTATTGAATATACTTTAAATTTTAATGTTAGGAAAGAAGCAGTAGGTAATGTTAATAATTACATTGAAGCATACATAAGTGGTTCTAGACAAACGATTATAAATGGCTCTCCATCTACACTTCAAGTTAAACAAAGTATAGTAAATTTAAATACTCAAAATGCTTTACTTCAAAAACAAATTATTACTGAAAATATAAAAGCTGAACAAATAGATAATGCTAGATTATATTTTGATGTAAGTGGAAATGATTGGCATATATCTGAGGTTAGTTTAAAAGCATCACAAGAAACAGCATTTTCTCCAGATGAAATTACATTTATACAATCTGTTCCTAGAATTCTGCCGGTAGAAACTTTTGTATATAGATTTGAATTTTACGATATAAATAACAATTATATTCCTGTTTTGGTTGAAGAAACTAAAACATTTAATGGTGGTAATTTACAAACAATACGAAAAGGACTTGTATTTAATCCTAGGTCATTATCATTTCAATTTGATTCTGGTTCTAGCCCAATACCACCAACAGTAGTTGGATTTACTGTAACAAAAAACTTATTAACAGGTTCGGTTACATACACATCACAATCTTTTGATTTTGACGGAAATGAATTAGTTTATTCTGATTACACTGCATCATTTACTGGACAAAGATATCCTGGCTTATTAAGTGATATTACATCAGATGCACCAACAATGACGGTTGGTAATTTTACTGGTTCTAGATTAGATAAGACTGTTCAATTAGTTAAAATTACAGGAGAAGTTGAAGGGTTTACTGATACAGTAATATTCACAAGAGTATTAGATGGATTTGGTGGTGTAAACTATTTGATTAGACCTTATAGAGGAACTCAAATTAGAAATAGTAGTACTGCCTCTTTAGAAGTTCAAGCTATTCGTATCGATGGTGTAAATGATATTGAATTAAGTAGTACAACTAAACCTGAAAAGGGATGGCCAGATAAACAACTACACATCATATCACGTTCTGCAGATGGAGCTGAAAAATTTGTAAACTTAGCATACGCATCTTCAAGTAGATACATATACGGATTAACTACCGGTTCATTGGGAAGTGGTGAGATAAATTATAACGCAACTTTTAATAGAGACTCGATTGATTTTAGAAGAACAATATATATAATGTCATCAGGATCTGCGGCATCTGGACCTGCATACGAAACATCTGGTTCGGTTGTAGCATCTATTATATTGGAGGATTTGCAAGATGGATTGGATAGTGGTGTGGTAACATATAATGCAGATTCATTCACAATAAATCCAAGAACAGAAACAATATTTAAACCAGCATTTGGATTCGCTACGGCATCTTTTGCAAAAAGAGGAACTGCCGCATCTGAAATCGCATTTGTAACAGCATCATTTCAGATTTATCCATCAATGTCAATTAACAAAGATTGGATTCCTGAATATTGGTTATATTATCATACTCAAAGTTTAGACCCAACTATAACAGTTGTTGCAAAAGATGATAATAAAAATATAATACCATCTCAAATAGTAAGCGGAAACGTAAGAACTACGGCAAACCAAACTAAAAACTTAACATTAACATTTACATATACTGAGCCTTGGACATCGGCATCAGTTAGTTTAGATAAAACATTTACGATTGTACCTGAAGGTAAACAAGGAGATGAAAGTATTGTATTTGAAGTAAGTCCAATATCAATTACACTTGGAGCTAATTCAAGAGGTATAGTTAATGATTATACACCATCTATTACTGATATTAAATTAAAGCAAGGTTCTAGATATCTTGCTTTTAGTGCTAGTGCTGGGGTATTGAATAATTTGGATACACATGGTACATTCCATATAGCAACTGCATCTATAATAGAAAAAGAAATTAAAGCAGGTAATGTACATTTTACATCATCATTTGGTGTACCATATACTGCATCGTTAATTGTATCTCAATCTTCAAACTTTACTCAATTAAGTGGAAGTATTGAATATCCATTAATAATTCATCCATACTATACATCATCAATATATACGGCAAGTGTTGTTGTTAATTATACGAAAATATTGGAAGGTGCACCACCAATTCAAATAGTAATATCGCCAACATCAGTAGCATTAACGGCCGATGAAGTTGGATTTGTTACCCCAGTTGGATACTCTGCAGCTAATACAACAATACAAATAAAAGAAGGAGCTGATTTTTTAAAATTAGTAACAACAGAATCTTTTGCAAACGCTGATGCTAGAAAAGGTACTTATACAATTAATTCAATTGAAACTAGGGGTGGTAGTATTTGGAATATACGAACTGGTTCATTAGCATCTTCATCTTTGTCTGGATTGACTGGAACGATGACTTATAATAGATTTGATTATCCATATGTTTCGGCAAGTGCACTTTATACAATTCAAGTATATCCTTACGCATTGGGAGCTGGGCATTTACCAACTTCATCTATTTTTACTCGTACACAAACATTTACAAAAAATGTAACTCCGCCAAAGGCTCGTAGTATTGATTTTAAAGCATCTTCGTATACGGTAAACTATGATAGAAATGGTAGAGTATCAGCGGCATCATCCCAACCAATCATATTATCTGCAACTGCATTTAATACAACATCATCAGCTGATAGAGTATTTCTTACAATATCTGATATAGCTCCTGATGGTTCTGAGTCTGGGGAAGTTACATTTCAAGGAGATAGTAGTACAAACCCCGTAACATTTACATTACCGGATGTAAACTATAATGATGTAGGTCCTGATGTAATAAAAACATTTAAAGTTAAATTAACTGATGGTAACCCATATGTATCACCAACATTAAATCCATATAGGGCGGAGGCTCAATTAACAATATCTGGTATAAAGGCTGGAGCTGATGCATATAAATTGGTAGCATCAAATGAAAGTACAACTATAACAGCAGATTTATGGACAAAGCAATTTGCTGGAACTGGTATGAAGATTACCACATTTAATGGTAATCAACAATTGATAAATGCAAATCCATTACCATTACCAAATGACCCAAATGATTTAGATTTTAATAATGACCCGATTGGGGTATTGGGATATTCATCCGCATCTATATTTTCAAAATCTGCTTGGATTGGATTAACTGGAGGAACTCCACCAAAGTTCCCATCATCAAATCCTGCTTCAATTGGAGATATAATTAGTTGGGATGCGCCAGCTACAAATACATCTGGACAAATTGTGTATAGAGTTGATTTTGAAGGAGATTCATCATCAACAAATACATTAGTAAGACCATTGGCTAGACAGACTCAATTTGTAACACAATCAATAGCTGTACAATTTACACCTCCAGCTCCATATGATGTTAAACTGGATAATGAAAACTCATCAGCAATTTATAAAGTATCTGGAGAATTTACAACTTCAAATACTGGAACGGGTATTAGAGTTTATAGAGGTAATACAGAACTTACTAATAAACCTTCTGGATTTATAAATGCAACAACTGATGCATATGGTGTAACTGGATATCCTAATCAATGTAGAATTTCAATATATTCAAAATCATCTCACATAACATTGGCAAATGGTTGGTTACCTGGAAGTTATGTTACTGGAGTACCTGCAAGAATGCCAAATATAGTTTCGTGGACATCGCCTGAAACAAATCCAAATGCTGAAATTGTATATCAAGTAGAATGTGAATACGTTTCTAGTAGTATTATGATTAGGCCTGAAAGTACGATTTATAAAACGCAATCACTTTCACTTCAATATGAAGGAGCAACTGGACCTGGTATTGTAATGAGGGGTGAATGGAACAATGCAACTAATTATAGTGGTTCGGTTGAAACTCAAAATAAAAGGAGAGATGCGGTAATATATGGTACAAATCCAACAACATATTATGCAGCAATAAGTGGTAGTGGTCCAACGACTTATAATAAATCTGGAACTATTGTTGGTGCACAATCACCTACTGCTGGTACTGATAACGCATATTGGCAATTTTTAGGAAAAGAAGAATTCTTTGTAGCAGCTAAGATTGCAATATTTGAAGAATCATTTGTAAAAAATACAATTAATATTGGTAACAATTCTGGTAGTGCTTTTGCAAACATTGTATTAGCTGGAGGTAGACCTGACCCGTATATGGCGATAGGTCAATATGCTAATATCGGATATGAGAGTCCTGGCGTTTGGTTGGGTATATATAGTGGTAGTGGTGAAACTCCAAGTACATATAAACCTAGATTTTCTTTAGTAAATGCGGCAGGTAGTAGATATTTGAAATGGGATGGTACTGCATTAGAAATTGCAGGAAATATACGAATTAAAAACATAGCAACTGCAAATGATGGTAGTAAGCTTGGTACATTTGATAATGGTGATGCTCATAATGCTGGATCTGTTGGTGGTTGGGAATTAGCATCTGATGCAATTTATAGTGGTACTAAAAATCTTAGTGGATATAATCCGGGCTCAGGTCTTACATTAGCAGCAGCTGGTTCTATTCACTCAAAGAATTTTTATATTGATACCTCTGGTAATGCTTTCTTTAAAGGAAATTTAAGTGGAGCAAGTGGTACATTCAGAGATACTGTAACAGTTGGTACTGGAACTGTGGCAATTTCAATGACAGCTGATGCAAATGGAACTGGTAGTTTAACTGGACCAAATTTTTCGTTATCATCTACTGGATTAACAGTATCAAACGCTACCATATATGGAAGAATTGAGGCCACCGCTGGTTCTATTGGAAGTTGGACAGTTGATAATAATATTCTTAGAGATGGTAATAGTAGAATTTTCCTTGACCCTGGTCTTCCTGGTATTGCTATTAAAGAAGCTGGTACAACACGTCTTAAAGTAAACTATGGTGAATTGACAAATTTGGCATCGGCAGGGACCAGTATATCTGGAACAGGAAACTCGATTTCATCATACACTAGTCCAGTAGCTTCTATTGGTGTAAATATAAATTTAGAAAGTGATGGGGTGAATTTTGACCTTGTTGCTGGTACTTACACAGATAGTAACGTACTATGGCCGGGCGCAGGTGGTATTGATGCTTTTAATAGAGATGGTAATTTGGAATTGTCTTGGGGATATAGAATTTATCAAGGGGCCACACTAGGAACGGACTTTTCTGGAACTTTAGTTTCTGAAGTAACGATAGGTTCTGCTACTTGGCAAGGTGGTGCGGATGATAGTTATGCAAATATTTATGGATATACTGGAAACTTTGTATTCACTGCACCAAATGTAAACTCAACAACTTATACTCTTAAACTATTCTATATTGTTCAAGGATACACTTATAATGCGAGTGGTGGTGGTTCTAGTCAATTGGATATAAACATATATGCGAGCCATCCAACTATTGATATAGCTGCAAACGTAAACGTTGTAGAATTAACAAATACAGGTATTCAAATTGCATCATCTCCTAATAGATACATTAGATTAAGAAGGGATGATGCAGTATCTACACCAATATTAGATGGAAAAGGATTTATATCACTTATTGGCGATACAACAAATACATTGCTTCAATTATCTGGAACTACAACTGGCACTGCTATTAATATAGAAGTTGGTACTGGAAAAATTGCTATGAATAATAACAATATTGAAATGGGTACTGGTGTTATTTCTTGGAATCCTGGCGCTAATAGTGGTGCAATAACAACACACACCGTTGGAAGCACACCAAGACCTACCGTTCAAATGGTAAATATTCCTGGTTCGGGTGATTTGGGTGGTACTATTAGAGATATGGAGTTTTCATTATCACAATGGAAACTTGGTAGAAATACTTCAGCAAGAAGATATAAAGAAGAAATAATAAATTGGGAACACCCATCATTATTAGAAGCTGTAAATAATACACCTATCAGAACATTCTATTGGAAAGTTGATGCTGAGAAGGAACATAGACCTCAACAAATAGGGGTTATTGCGGAGGAATTAGAATCAGCTGGATTGGAGGAATTTGTGGATTATGATTGGTTTGATGACCCAGACAACGTAGATGGACCAAAAAAATGGATGACATCTGGTATCGCTAAAGGAGAATTGGTATTTGTATTGTGGAAGGCAGTGCAAGAATTAACACAAAAAGTTAGAGATTTAGAATCAAAAATTGGTTCTTAACAAAAATAATATATACTTATATATAAACAATAATTTATGGAAAATAAAATAGAAAAATTAGAAGAATCTGTTGTTGCTAGTATAAAAGAGTTAAACAATAGGAAAAACCAATTATTTATAGAAGTTGGACAAATTCACTTAGAAATTAGAGAATTAAAAAATATCTTAGATAAGAGAGAAATGCAATTTGATACAACTGTTGGTGAATTAAATTCAATTTTATCTGAATTGGAGCAAAAATATCCAAGTGGAGAAATTGATTTATTAGAAGGTACTGTTAGCTATTAAAAAATAAATTTGGTAGTTTAAGAATTATTTTGTATCTTTGTTACAATTAATAAAATATGTCTAAAAAGAAGTTACTTTATATTGCACCCCACTTATCTACTGGAGGGCAACCACAATATCTATATAAGCAGGTAAAACATTTTTTAAATGATTTTGATATCCAAGTTGTTGAAATAAACAATAGTGGTGGTGATGCTTTTGTGGTTCAAAAAAATAGAATAAAATCATTAGTAGAAGTTCACACGTTGGGAGATGATAAATCGGAAATACTAAATGTAATAAATCAGTTTAAACCTGATATTATACATTTTCAGGAAATCCCACAATTTGATTTAGCTCCATTTATATTAGATGGGATTTTTACAAAAGATAGAAATTATTTTATTGTAGCATCTACACATGGTTCATTCACCAATCCATCTGAAATAAATTATCACCCTGATAGATACATTTTAGTATCCGAATGGAGTAGACAAAAGTTTGAGCATACTGGAGTTGAAACCCAATTATGGGAATATCCAATTGAGGAATATAAATTTGATAAGGAAGCGGCACAAAAAGAATTAGGATTTGAATCCGATTGGAAACATATTCTTAATGTTGGTTTATTTGCACCAGGTAAAAATCAAGGTGAAATATTTGCATTAGCAACTCAATTAGAAAAATACAAAATTAAATTTCATTTCGTAGGAAATCAGGCTGGAAACTTTGAACATTATTGGGGACCTCTTATGAAACACAAACCTGAAAATTGTGTTATATGGGGAGAACGTAATGATGTTGATACATTTTACGCAGCAAGTGATATGTTTTATTTTAGTTCTAAATTAGAATTAAATCCGTTATCAATTAAAGAGGCGTTGAGTTATCAATTACCTTCTATATTTAGAAAGTTACATACATATTTAGATACCTATGATAATAATTCATTAGTAACTTATATTGATGATGATTTAAAAGCAACAAAAAAAATTATATTAGATACGCTTAAGCCTGATTTCAATTATATTCCCGGTTGGTTTGCATTTGATGAATTGTATAATCAATTTGTTGAAGAATCAAAAAATGGAGATACTTTCGTTGAGGTTGGTACTTGGTTCGGTAAATCTACAAATTATTTAGCAAGCAAAATAAAAGAATCTAAAAAAGATATTAAGTTTATAACCATTGATACATTTAAGGGAACTGATGATGAGGAGTTGCACCAAAACATAGTTGGAGCATTTAATGGAGATATATTTTATGAATTTGTAGATAACACAGTACTTTCAGAAAACTATGGTTCGTTTGAAATAATTAAAGATACATCACATAATGCAGCTAATCAATTTAGTAATAGTAGTATTGATTATATAATGTTAGATGCTGGGCATAGTTATGAAGATGTTAATGATGATATTCATTATTGGTACAACAAAGTAAAACCTGGTGGAACTATTAGTGGAGATGATTATGGTGGAAGTTTCTTTCCTGGTGTTACTAGAGCAGTAGATGAATTCTTTTACAATCAATGTATTCTTGGATTTAGAAATTGGAGACGTAAGAAACCTCGTATTCAGGTAAAACATTTATTGACTAGACCTGATGATATGAGAGAGATGGTTAGTATTCAATCTCTTAAGCAATTAGAAAAATATGGAATGGTATATCAACCAATTGTTAATGAAGTATATGAAGGATTTGCGCCAGCTGAAAATTGTAGAAGACCTGAGCATATAAGTAAAGATAATAAGCCGGGAGAATTATACCCTGGTGCTGGTTTGGGTTGGATGACTGGTAGACACTATGGATGTTATTTAGCACATAGAGGAGCGTTGGAAACGATGGATACTGAAAACTTTGATTACACTTTAATATTTGAAGCTGATGCTTTTATTTATACTGGTTTGGAAGAATTTGTTGAAATTATACATAGAGCTTGTTTCCTTTCAGAAAGAGATAATGTACCATTCATTTCATTTGCAGATAACCCATCAAGAAGTAAAGAAAAAATAGATGAGTTATTTTCAAAGACTGCTGCAAATCAAGACTTGGCACATTGTTATTTAATTCCTAATAGAGAAAAGCAATGGTGGGCAGATAGACTTATAGATTGTGGTTGGGATGTTGGTGACCTTTGGTTTAATCACGTTTTTCACAATCACCCAAGACCAAGATATACAACTAATAAAATGTATAGTAAACAAGCGGAAGGATATTCATTATTAGATTTAACAGTTAAAACTTGGAATACATGATATATGATAATTTAAAAAAGAATCTAAATCCAATTGCAAATATTGATAATAAAGTAATTATTAATTTTGTAAAATGTGCTTTTTTAGAAATAAAAGGAAGTAAAAAGGCAGAATATAAAGTTGAATTTATTGATAATAAAACTAACCAAATTAAATTTTCTACTACAATAGCAAACAATTGTTGGTGTAAGTGTAATATTGAATATTTTGTAGAATGGAAAATTTTAATTTATGAAAATAATAAATTATGGTATGAGTACATTTACAATCCAACTGATAAAAGAATTTATATTTCATTGGATTCAAGAGCATTAGGTGATTCATTATCTTGGGTTGCTTACATAGATGAGTTTAGAAAGAAGTACAATTGTAAAGTAGTAACATCTACATTTATGAATGATATGTTTGAGCAAGATTATAAGGAAATTGAATTTGTAGCTCCAGGTACAAACGTTACTGATTTATATGCAATGTATAGTGTTGGTTTATTTTATAATGAAGATGGTACTATAAATGGTTTAAAAAATCCAATAGACCCAAAGCACCAAACAATGCAAAAAATGTGCACGGATATTTTGGGATTGGAATATACGGAAATTAGACCTAAAATAAAAAAAAGAAAACCATACATAGATAAAAATCTTAAACAAGTTTGTATTGGTGTATTTGGAACTGCACAATCTAAATTTTGGAATAACCCAGCTGGGTGGCAAGATGTCGTTGATTGGTTAAATAATAGAGGTTATACTGTAAAATTACTTTCAAAGGAAGGTGATGATTATATGGGAAATAAATTACCAAAAGGAATAGTTCAGCATCCAAACGGACCATTGGAATTGGTTATGGATGAAATGTTAAAATCAAAAGCATTTATAGGTATAGGTAGTGGTTTGAGTTGGTTGAGCTGGTCACTAAACGTTCCAACTGTATTAATTAGTGGGTTTTCATATGATTGGGCCGAAATGCAAGATTGTATAAGAATTGCAGCACCTAAAGGAAAATGCGAAGGATGCTTTAATAGACTTAAATTGGATCCGGGGGATTGGAATTGGTGCCCTGACCATAAGGGTACGGATAGGCAGTTTGAGTGTACAAAATCAATAACATCGGAAATGGTAATAAAGGAATTGGAAAAATTCTTATAAAAAATAAAAAAACAATATACTTATATATATAAACAATAAAAAACAAAATTATGGCAGGATTAGATAACATTCCACAAAAAACAACAGTTGAAATTGAAGCTGTTAAATTAGATGAAAAGACATTCGAACTTATCACAGAATTAAATCAAAAATCTGCAAAGATTATCAATGAATTCGGGCAAATCTACATGAGAAAAAGAGAAATTCAAAATGAATTAACTAATTTAGATGAATTTTTACAAAAAGGTGAAGATGAACTTAAATCTACTAGTTTAGAATTAAACGAAATATTAGATGCATTAGATGATAAGTATCCACAAGGTAGAATTAATTTACAAGATGGTACTATTCAATATCAACCAGGTGCACCTTCTAGAAAGCAACAAGCAGCTGAACAACAAGCACAACAATCAGCTGGTGCAATGAAAGTAGTAAAACAATAATATCGAATATTTATATAGGAACAACTATATAATGAACGAATTATCAAACTTTTTAATAGAAACAATATTGGGAGAAGCAGCTCAAATGGACAAAGTAGTTGTTGTCTATTCGGGCCGCTTTCAACCATTTCATAAGGGACACTACGCAACTTATGATAACTTAGTACGCAAATTCGGTAAGGATAGTGTATATATCGGAACTTCTAATGTTACCGATTCAAAGAAATCTCCATTTAATTTTAAGGAAAAGAAAGTAATAATGACAACTATGTTTGGTATTCCATCAAACAAAATTGTCAATATTAAAAATCCTTATGCACCTGAGGAAATACTAAAGAAGTATGACTCTGATACAACTGGTTTAATAGTTGTAGTTGGTGAAAAGGATGAAAATCGTTTAAGTGGTAAGTACTTCACTCCATATAAAGGTAAGGTAGAGCAAGGATATTTAGATAAAGGATATGTGTACGCATCACCTGCTACGGCAAATCCTATTAGTGGAACTGATGTTCGTTATTGGTTAAGTGCTGGTAGTTCGGATGATAGAAAGAAAAACTTCACAAAAGCATATCCAAAGTTTGATTCTCAGATATTCAAATTAATCACTCTTAAGTTAAAGAGTTTAAAAGAATGTATTAACGAAGAAATTAAACTAAACGTAAAAATTGGCGATACTATCTTAATGGGTAGATTTAAAAATAAAAAAGTAGTTGTAAAAACAATAGGAACTGATGATTGGGGAATGCCAACAATCAATGGTAAGAAGGTAGCAACATTCAGAATTCCTAAAAAAGAAACGTTAAAAGAAACGGCATCTAATAGTGGATTTCGTGGACAAGATGAGCCTGATACATCATTTGTAGCAGATGGGCAACCTAGAATACTAAACACAGCAAAGCCAGAATCTTGGTATGCACAAGGTGGATATACTCAATTACATACACCTAAAGCAGACGCTATGAGAGGTAGAGGAAAATCAAAAGATACAGAAACTCAATTCAGAAAAGCTTATTACAAATTAAAGAATGTAACACAAAGTACATTGAACCCAGCAGATGACCCATTTAAAGTAGAAGACTGGCAAGAAACCGAACCAAATAAAGCAATAGATAAACCTAAAAGATTTTGGGAATTGCCTGATAATCAAAAAGATACAATAATATCAAAAGAAGATATTAAAGAAATAGTTTCAGATTTTGATTCTATATTAGATGAGATGGGACTTGGTGGTGGAGCTGGTGTGGGTTTAAGTTTACCGGGTGGATATATTAATGGTGCACCTGATACTAAAGATGTTAAGAAAAATAGTAAGAAACTTAACAACAGCGGAATGAGTGGATATGAGGAGATTGATGAAGATACTGATACTATTCCTGGTGGTTTGGCAAAAGGTAAAACGCTAATTGATTTGGCTAAGAAGTATGATGAGAAAGGATACTATGACCCAAACCAATTTGCAGCAGAATATATCAAACCTAAATTAATGAATGGTATTAAAGTTGAAATGGAACATACAACTGATGTTCGTATTGCAACTGAAATAGCTATGGACCATTTATGGGAAGATATCAACTATTATGAGAAATTAGCTAAAATTGAAAAACCAATAAAAGAATCAATATTATTAGAAGGTGGGGCTTATGGACATATGAATCATCCATTTGATATTGAGATGAATCTTACATTTGGTGATTTAAAACAAATTGTGGTAAGGGCATTAAATGGTGATTTGGAATTGGCAAGAGAAAAGACTGATGGACAGGCATTGGCAGTTAGTTGGGTAAATGGTAGATTAGTTGCAGCTCGTAACAAATCACACCTAAAGAACAAAGGAGCTGGTGCTATGACAATAGGACAGGTAGCAGATAAGTTTGCCGGTAGAGGTGGATTAACCGATGCATATAACTTCGCTATGCAGGATTTATCAAAAGCAATAGCAGCACTATCCGAACCTCAGCGTAAGAAGATATTTAAAGATGGTAGTTCGTTTATGAACTTGGAAGTAATATATCCAACCTCTGTAAACGTAATCCCTTATAATCAACCCCTATTGGTATTTCATGGTACGTTTGATTATGATATCGATGGTACTATCGTAGGTGAGAACCAACAAGCGGCATCTATATTGGGTGGTATGATTAAGCAAGTAAATGCACATGTTCAATCAAAGTACACAATACAAGGACCTCCAATTAATAAACTTCCTAAATCAGAACATCTTTCTAAATTACAAGGAAAGTATTTGGGAATGATTTCTAAACTACAATCTGAATTTGGATTAGCTGACTCGGATGGTGTAGCTGATTATCATCAATCTTGGTGGACTAATTTTGTAGAAAAGAAAGCTAAGAAGTTAGATTATCAACAAAAGATAGGATTAATAAAGAGATGGGCTTTTGGTGACAAGAGTTTCCGTATAGCAGAAATAACCGATGACAAATTAAGAGCATGGGCTGAACAAACTGATAAGCAAGACCAACAAAAAATAGGAAAGCAAAATCTAATGAGATTTGAGGAGATATTTTTAGGAGTTGGTGCGGATGTGTTATCGTTTATGGACTCGGTTCTTACAGCAAACCCTGATAGTGCCAAAAGACAAATGGTAGCTCGTTTACAATCAACAATATCGCAAGTAAAAGCAAGTGGTGACCCTAAGAAGATTGAAAAATTAAAATTAGAATTATCTCGCTTAAATGCACTTGGTGGATTTGAAAAAATTGTACCAAATGAGGGTATTGTATTTGTCTATGGTGGCAACACCTACAAATTAACAGGTGCATTCGCACCCCTAAATCAAATTTTAGGAATTTTCTTTGATAAATAATCGTTTTCTGAATTTTGATATACTTATATATACAAATATATCGTAAGTAATATGGCAAAGGAATTCAATAAAAAGTTTATGCACCCAACACGTAGAAAGTTGGTGGATATGGTATTGACGGGTGGTGAATATGAAAAAAACACACAAATATCATTTTCTGGGGCAGATAAAGAAATTGTAAAGCATGAGGTTGGTGAAAGATGGACTGATGATAGAGGTAAGACTTGGATACAACATGAAGGAGGTAAGATAGAAACATCGGAACTATCAGATACAATGCAAGAAGTAAGAGCTTATTTAGATAAGTTAAATAGTTGTAAATCTGATAATTGTAAAACAATAAAAATAGGTAGAGTTGATAAAAAAATCATATCTAAAACTGGATATTGTTTACACTGTCTTACTTTGAGAGAAGCTCAGATAAAATATGATGGATTGTGGGAAGCATATGAAGATTATAAAATATATTCTAATATGATTGCACATGGTAATGATATAGTGGCTCAATTCAAACAAGCTTATAGAGATTCAAAACAAACATACGAAGTAGTTCAAGAAGATGGTAAGATTGAAACTTGGAGTATGGAACGAGATGTAGAAGAACTTAAAGCAGAAATCCTTTTGGAGATTGTTAAGTTTGAAGGTGAGATTGAGCAAGCTACTAAATTAAGAAATGAGGCTTACGATAAATTAAAAGATAAAAATTACGATTTAGTAAGACCACTTAAAGATTAGTATGAGTACAGGTATAACACAAAAGAAATCTCTAAAAGATATTATTGCGGAAGAATACAAAAAGTGTGCGGTAGACCCGATTCACTTTATGAAGAAGTATTGTATGATTCAGCATCCGGTGAGAGGTAAGATACCCTTTCACTTATTTCCATTTCAAGAAAAGACCCTAACACAATTTAATAGTAATAGGTTTAACGTAGTTCTTAAATCACGTCAAACTGGTATATCAACGTTATCAGCTGGATACGCACTTTGGAAAATGATATTCAATTCGGATTTTAACGTATTGGTTATTGCAACAAAGCAAGATGTTGCAAAGAACTTAGTAACAAAGGTAAGAGTGATGCATGAATTGCTTCCTAGTTGGCTTAAAGGAGGTTCTATGGAAGATAACAAACTTTCCCTTCGATTAACAAATGGTTCTCAAATTAAGGCTATTGCTTCATCTCCTGATGCAGGACGTTCTGAAGCCCTATCACTTCTTATATTTGATGAGGCCGCCTTCATTGATGATATCGATGAGATTTGGGTGGCGGCTCAATCAACACTATCTACGGGTGGTAGTTGTATTGCACTTTCTACTCCAAATGGTGTGGGTAATTGGTTTCACCAAACTTGGTTAGGAGCTGAGGAAAGTAGAAACCCATTCAATACAATAAGATTACATTGGACAGTACATCCTGAAAGAGACCAAAAATGGAGAGATGAGCAAGAAAAATTATTAGGTACAAAGAAAGCAGCACAAGAGTGTGATTGTGACTTCGTATCTTCTGGTGAGACAGTAATTGAACCGGAAACGCTAATGTTTTTTAAAGAAACATATATTCAAGAACCAATAGAGAAAGGTGGATTTGATGGAAACCTTTGGAAATGGGAACATCCTGATTATAATAAATCTTATATGGTTGTTGCCGATGTTGCGAGAGGCGATGGGGCCGATTATTCAACTTGTCATGTAATTGATATCGTAAACGCAACTCAAGTAGCAGAATATAAAGGTAAAGTTGATACAAAAGATTTTGGGAATTTCTTAGTAGCACTTTCAACTGAATATAATGATGCTTTACTTGTGGTGGAGAATGCAAACATTGGTTGGGCAACAATTCAACAAGTAATTGATAGAGGATATAAAAACTTATTCTATATGAGTAAGGATTTAAAATATATTGATACTGAGAATCAAATGACAAATAAATATAGAGCTGAAGATAGAGGATTAGTAGCTGGTTTTTCAACTACTTCTAAGACTAGACCTTTAATCATATCAAAACTAACGGATTATTTTAGAGAGAAATCAGTTATAGTTCGTTCTTCTCGTTTAATAGATGAGTTATTTACATTTATCTATATGAATGGTAGAGCAGAAGCTATGAAGGGTTATAATGATGACTTGGTAATGGCGTTTTCAATTGGACTATGGGTAAGAGATACGGCACTTCGTTTAAGACAAGAGGGAATCGATTTAACTAAAAGTGCGGTAGGTGGTATTACATCAAATACATATAATGGTATTTATGGTGGGGGAAACAGTATGGATGATAACCCTTGGAAAATGAGAGTTGGTGATGATTTTGAAGATTTATCCCAATGGTTGTAGTGTTTTGATATTTTACGATATTTATGTTATATAATGTCAAAATAGGATTTTGTAGAAATTAATAATAAATTATGGCAGAACAAGAAATAGATGATAGAAGTTTTTTTGGAAGGTTAAAGAAGTTATTCTCGACCCAAGCTATCGTAACCGTTGATAAAGATGGTAAACGTAAGGTTGTTGATACTGATGACCGCCAAATGAATACAAACTTCGTAAATCTTAGAGATAGATATACAAAGTTACAAAGGTCTTACTATGAGACTAATCAGGGAGCACAATCAATGGCATATCATCAAGTTCGTAGAGAACTTTTTAGAGATTATGATGCTATGGATAATGACCCGATTATAGCATCGGCATTAGATATCTACGCTGATGAATCTACTACAAAGAATGAATATGGTGATGTATTACAAATTAAATCATCAAATGAGAATGTAAGTGCAATACTTCATAACTTATTTTATGATGTAGTTAATATTGAATTCAATTTATGGCCTTGGGTAAGAAACTTGGTAAAATATGGTGATTTCTTTTTAGCATTGGAAATAGCAGAAGGTAAAGGTATTATTAATGTAACTCCATACTCTGTATATAATACGGAAAGATTGGAAGGTACTGACCCAATGAATCAAAATTATGTTAAGTTTAAAGTTGAATTAGATAGATTTGGTAAAAAAGAATATGAGAACTATGAAATGGCTCACTTTCGTTTATTATCAGATACAAACTTCCTTCCATATGGTAAGGCTATGATTGAAAATGGTCGTAGAGTATGGAAACAATTATCTTTAATGGAAGATGCGATGTTAATCCATCGTATTATGAGAGCACCTGAAAAGAGAGTGTTCAAAATTGATATTGGTAATATTAACCCACAAGAGGTTGATAACTATATGCAAAAGATTATCAACAAAATGAAGAAAACTCCATTTGTTGATAAAAATAGTGGCGATTACAACTTAAAATATAATATTCAGAATCTTACTGAAGATTTCTTCTTACCTGTTAGGGGTGGAGATAGTGGTACGGCTATTGAAAACTTAGCTGGATTAGAATACGCAGCAGTTGAAGATATTGATTACTTAAAAGCTAAACTATTTGCAGCATTGAAAGTTCCAAAGGCTTACTTATCATATGATGAGAACGTTAATGGTAAAGCTACATTGGCTGCAGAAGATGTTCGTTTTGCTAGAACAATCGAAAGAATTCAAAGAACAATCGTTAGTGAATTATATAAGATAGCAATTGTTCACTTAGCTGGACAAGGTATTGATGATGCTGAAATGACAAACTTCCAACTTACTTTAACTAACTCATCTACAATATATGAGCAAGAGAAGGTAAACTTATGGAGTGAGAAAGTTAGATTAGCAACTGATATCAAAGGAATGAATATGTTATCTACCGATTGGGTATATCATAACGTATTTAGTATGAGTGAGGATGAAATGGATATGGAGAGAGCTAAAATGGTATTAGACCTTAAAGATAGATTCCGTTATAACTCAATTGAACAGCAAGGAGAAGACCCAGCAAACCCGCCAGAACAACAAAACGTTGAGGAAGAAATTCAAAAAATGAAGCAGGAGATTGTGGATAATAAAGGTGGTAGGCCAAGGGAGGGAAATACATATGGTAAAGATAAACATCCATATGGTAGAGACCCATTGGGTAACAAAGAAAATGAGAAAGAGAGAAAGAGAGAAACTCGTTCAATCGAATCAAGTAAAAAATTAGCAAGAGAATATATAAACGGAATTTCAGCAAAAAAGAAGATTTTAAGTGAAAAAACACAAAAAACTGACCTTTTAGATGAAAATAATCTGTTAGATGACAGTAAATTTTAATAAACATTAAAAAGTTTATATTTATATGTGTTAGTTTATAGATATAGGTTAAATTATAGGGAAATAAATGAAAAAAATAAAACATTCTAAGGTTAAGAATACCGGAGTGTTATTTGAGCTTTTAGTAAGACAAATAACATTAGAGGTACTTAACGGTGATAAGACGGAAAACGCAAAAAACATTGTAAAAGAATTCTTTGCTTCTGGTACTGAATTAAATAAAGAATTACGTCTTTATGATTTACTATTAAAAGAAAAATATAATTCTGAAAGCAAAGCGGAAATGTTTGTTGATACTGTATCACAAGCACATTCTAAATTAAACGAAGGTAAACTTGCAAAAGAAAAATATAATCTTATTAAGCAAATTAATGAGAAATTTGAATTAGAGCAGTTTCTTTCATCTCCTATAACAAATTATAAGGTATTGGCATCTATATATAAAGTTTTTGAATCTAAAAAATCAGAAAACTATGATATTAAAGATGTATTTAATTCAAAAGTAACCTTAATCGAAAATATTATAGCTAGACCTTCTATCAAAACTAACAAAGTAGAAGATACTAAATTAATTGAATCATATAAACAACAAGACAAAGACCTACGATTATTAACCTATAAGATTCTTGTTGAAACATTTAATAAAAAATATACAAATTTAGATTCAAAGCAAAAGAATTTGTTAAAGGAATATATAAACAATATTTCAAATACATCTAAATTTAAAGATTACCTTTCAGTAGAATTACCAAATATCGTATCTGAACTAAAATCTATCAAATTAAAAATTCAAGACAAAGTTACTACAATTAAATTATCTGAAACTATTTCTGTTTTAGAAAAAATGAAAATGGGTAAATCTGTATCTGATAATCAAGTTTCATCTATTATGCTTTCTTATGAGTTAATCAAAGAATTAAAATCTAAAGTAAAATAATGGAAGCTAGATTAAAAGAAATAATCAGAACAATAGTTAAAGAAATCCAATCTGAAAAGGAATTGGAGGAAATGACTGTAACTGGTGCAGTTGCTGGATATGATACTCCAAACGCATTTTCTAAACCTGGTCAAACTGGAAAGAAAAACAATAGATTGGCTAAAGTAACTGGTGGTGAGGTTGTTGATGATTTAGAAGAAGGAATAACAAGTAGTGCTGGTGCACCATTTTCAAAACCATCCGAAGTTGCTGGTAAAAACGCTAAATTAGCTAAATTATCTGGCGGTACAATTGTTGGTGAAGAAAAGGATTGGTTGAAAAACGATATTCCTGCTAATTCTAAAAAACCATTGGAAATAAAACCAACCGCAACTGATTGTAGTGATTCTGGTGAAATTGCTGATAAGAGTGGTATGGTATTGACAAAGAGTGATGATGCGGCTAGTTTAAACGAAAATCGTTGGTTAGCAATTAAAAATGAAGATGGTTCTC